TACGAAAGATTTGTATGCGCTAAGTATATGAGTGACGACAACATCGTCTCAGTTCACCGTTATTTTACGAAAGTATTTAACGGTGTCACATACGCAGCGTGGTGTGCAGATCACGACATAGTGTACACATCAGCAGACAAAAGAGGAGCGGCAAAGGCAACTGAACCGCTAGAAGAGATTTCGTTTTTGAAGAATACAACTGGAAAACTGGGTAATATGTTTACACCAGTTATGGAGGAGGTAGCAGCATTGGAACCCATTAATTGGGTTAGGAAATCGAAATATTTGACAAAAGATCAAGCCACAGAAGTAAACTGTAACGTTGTTTTACGTGCAGTTTTCTTTCGAGGACGCGATTATTTTAATCGCCTTAGAGAAAAGATCTTGAAATATTGCCCCCATTACAAATTATTGAATTATAATTATTTGTACGGGTGCTATATTTCATATGGACGATTTCCAGGATCAGAAAGCGGAGAAGCATCTCACTATGATTACACAGGTGAGCCATGTGAATATGGAGAAATTTCAAAAGAAGAAGATGAACTCGAGATTTTAAGATTAACGGAACAATTAGAACGGCAATTAGAAAACACCGATTTCGGTAGAGGTTCAGATGGTCAAGACCTGCTATATCAGCAAGTCACACTATCGGACGGAAATAAAATGAAGAGAGTAAGAGTGCAAGCAGGAAAAGAAGTTATAAAAATGACAGAAGAACAAGATGGATGTATAGTAGGAACATGCAACAAGTGTGAGAGAGTTTTTTATTCAAGAAATAGATGGGTTGAGCATTTGATGCTTCACCCGTACGAAGTGGATCCAGAGGATACCAAGTACACACTAGAGCAGGTTCTATCTTTGGCATCGATCAAGCAATTGAGGACTTGGTTCTCAAATTTACAACAACAATTGACACACGGAGGCGAGCCGACTTGCAAATTTGTCAAGCGACTCAAAGCAGAAAATCAAGCTTATGCTTACTACTATCACATCATCAATCAAGTGATAGCGTGGGCAAACAATGGTACATTCGACAATACCAAAAAGAATCCAACAGTTCCTCAAGGAACTATACCAGTCGACGTCATGGCAGTTATTCACGGAACTGTCTTGGATGTGAAACCGATCGTGAAACCAACAGCAAACAACAATGATAAGGTTCTGGAAGAAATTATGGACCTAATCAAGAAAGTCAAACCACAAAGCGGAATAGAAAGGACAATCCCACGAAATCGAAAGGATGGAGAAGAAAGTGAAGAGGATAACCCTCTTCAAAAAGGACAAGATATTTGGAGTTGGAGAAAGATGTTCGAAAGAACATGCATATCCCTTATCGAAGGGAATAGAAACGTAGTAGAGTACAGGTCAGCAGTAATTGAAAGAGACGGAATGGGAGGAATAGCGAAAATCAAGCAAATTCCAGCCTTTAGATTCGTTGAAGCAAAGAAAGTTGCTCCGCAAGGAGATGATGCAAACACATCAACACCAGCATCTACGACAGTAAACCCGGGAGTCACTAACCCAGGAGTTAAAGTAGGATTAGCAGATCCAACGCAAGAAGGATCAACGGCAAAGAACAATTTGGGTTACACCGTTAGTGACAAAGTAAACCCAGAATCGACCACAATAAGAACACCAAAAGGAAACAACTACAAAGCAAATCGAGCGGAGTTGTCTTTGAACGATATTGAATGGAGTTTGGAGAAAATGTTGAATAAATGGAACCAAGTAGGCGTAGTAGAATGGAAAACATCAGATAACGTGAACGACAATTTGGCTATTTTTGACGTTGTAGATGATCTAATTCAAAATGAGATCGTTGGAGCACCATTTCAAAATTTTCAGAATTTTAGGTGCGAATCAGTAATAGTTAAATTACAATTGACAGGCAGCAAATTTCATCAAGGAAGGATTTTGGTAGGGTTCATACCAGGCATGAATGTAAAAACGACGTATAATGGACCATTTTCGACAAAAACACTCATTCAAATGGGTGGACCACAACTAGACCCGAGCGTAGGATCAGACTTGGAATACGAGATTCCATGGAGACATGTTAAAGGATTTTTGGATTTGGAAGCAAAGGACTCTCTAGGGAGATTGTATATGAAGGTTCTTAATAAATTGAAAGTTAACTCGGGCGGATCGACGTCTGTCCAAGTTAAAGTTTTGTTTATGTTAAGAGGACCCGAATTTAAAATCCCTCGAGCGAGCGCATTGACAAATAAGGATATGAGAAGAGTGATGAAGGTGGCGAGAAAAAATATGATGGAAAGAGACCCTGTTTGGGTTAAACCCCAAAGTGGAGAAGATTTCAACATGAACGACACGAGCAAACAAGAAGGAATGGCGATCGCACCAGTGCGAGCGTTAACAGGAGACCCGGCAACACCACATTTTGGAGAGAAATACAAATCTTTGAGAGATTTGGGAAAACGATATCGACTAGCATTTGAAGAAAATTACGAAATAGCAAATTCGACAATTTCATGGGTTAAGGTGCCAATAAATTCATTTTATGCTGCTTTTTGGCAGTTATCAATGTATTTTTTGACAAGAGGACCGTTTTCATTAAAGTGTTTTCTACAATGTATTAGCGCAACTGGGCAACCAGTGCAAGCAGAAGTAGATTACTTTGTTGACGACGATTATGAAAACCTCGACCCATTGAAATGGTCCGATCAGTACGCAGATAATTATTCGATGGACATACCAAGGACAAAACAATCAGGAAACGGATTAGATGTGGCGGAGTTTACTCTGCCATATTTTGGACATAGCGCGACACAATACAACCCCATTTTAGTTTCAAACGCAGGCGGCAAACAGATAAGAGATTATAGAGACCAAAGAGTAGTGATTAGGCGATTGAAGAACGTTTCGAGGAATATCATGTCAGTGACAGCTCAGTGGTATGTAGCATTCGGAGATGAGTTTACGGCAGGTATCTTTTTGGGAGCACCAGTCGTAAGAAACGCTTCTAGCTTGTTTGATCATTGGAATCGACCAACATCAGATGAAGAGGACGGCATTGTGGTGGTGAAGCCACAAGGTTTAGAGGACATTATTAGCGCGGGCGTTAATAAATTGATAGACAAAGTAATCCCTGATAATCTCGTAGGAGATGCTCTGGGATTATTAGACCGACCAGCGATTGCGGTAGATCCGACTTTCGTAAAACATTCATATGGTGGTAGGCTTAGTTCAGCTATTGGGCCAGACTATTTGGATAAAATGTGCTTAGATCCGGCGGCACAAGAATTGACGGATGCAGAACACTTTGGTACAGAAGGAGACGAGATGGATATACAATCATTGATAGGTAAAAGAAGATCGTTATTGACAACATTGGAGTGGACAACAGAAAAGGCAGTAGGAGATGTGCTCTATTCAGGGAAGATAGGGCCAATGATGACAGCACAGTATGGAGAAGATGAATACGAAATGTCTTTGTTAGACTTTATCGCGAAAGAATTTAGATTTTGGAGAGGAGGTATTACATTGGTTTTTGAAGTTTGCACGTCTATGTTTCATGAAGGTAAGTTAGAAGTAACATATCATCCAAACAAACTTGCTTACCCGACAAATTATGAAGCGCGAGTTTCACAATATGTTGTGTCAAGAGCTATTCGTAATACAGAAAATTGCTTTGCAGTGACTTTTCCGTATTTGGCAGAAACACCGTTCAAACGAATTTGGAACGGACAAGAATTGAAGGAGAACGACGCATCTTTGGCAGCGCCAAGCGTCAATGACTATTTCTTGGGATGCTTTACTTTGACAGTAGCAAACCCTTTGAGAGTGTCATCAACAGTTACACCATCAGTGGACATTAACGTCTATGTCCAAGCAGCAGAAGACTTTGAGCTGAATAAAATCGGTTTCATCAACAAATCGATCAAGGTCACAGGATTCCCATAGTTTATATTATTTTTATTTTTATATATTATTTCATAGCTTATTTAATCATTTTCAATTTTATCTAGTTATTTATATTTTTATAAAACAATCAATCATATAGCCTATTTTAGATCACGGTTGGGTACTGGTGGGGTTAAGTCCCCTAAATCCAGAATTTATCTAACAATCGTTTACTATAGGACTAATTATAAATTTTTTATTTACAATTTTAGTTAGTG